TCCAAAGTTAATTGAAATGCTAAAATCATTATAACGTATAACTTTAATATTTTTAATAATACGTGGTATTTTATGATTCAATATCAATATGTTAATATATACACAATAAGACATTATTTTGACATATTACCAATATGGATATAGATAAAATATTTGGGTTATTCAATAATAAAGAATTAAATCCTTTCCCTGAAGAGTCAAATTTAGGAATTAGTTTAGATTTAAAAGAACACCCTTTATTCTGGGTTGGTTTGTTTAAAAAAATTATCTATAAACAAAAAATATTTAATAATCAATCACTTCAATTATTTAATGAAATGAATGAAGAATTAGATATAAATGATATTAAAAAAGCTGGGGAATACATGTTATATAATAAAGCTTGGTACTGGATATCAAAAGTTGATATTAAAGATAGGAAGTGTCAGGAAGCTATATTATATTATACTGATGAGTTATTAGAATCTTATATAAAATCAATGCTTTTTTATTTTCAGGAATCAGAAGAATATGAAAAATGTGCGCATTTAAAAAAGATTTTAGAATTAGTTCAAATTCTTTTAACTTAAGCTTGGATGGGTATTTTTATTAATGTATATTAGGAATACGGGAAAAAAAGATAAAAAGAATGTTATGAAGAATAGAGAGATTATAATGAGAAGGTTAGAAAAAGCAGAGGGGATGATAGAGAAACTAAGTTTTTACCTCCACCGAGGGGGAACAAAAGAACAAGTAGAAGAGGTACTTATTATCCTTAAAGAATCAATAGATGATGTTAAATCATTTACCCAACAAGAACCTCTAAGCCCAAACGAAATTAATTAAATAATATGAATCTATCAGCAGAACAAATTCATCAGAACTGGTTGGATTTGATGGGATTTATTGATGATCATATTTCTGATCCTCGTAAATCAGCATTAAAATCATTTTATGAAAAATATCAAGAGCGTATTATGCTTATGCCTGCCGCTCATAAAAAAGAATATCACAATGCATTCCCAGGTGGGTATGTTGAACACGTAAATCGTGTTATTACCTGTTCTCTTCACCTCCATAAACTTTGGGGGGATATGGGAGCAGATTTAACTACATACACTAAAGAAGAACTTATATTCTCAGCTCTAAACCATGATTTGGGTAAAATGGGGGATGAAGAAAATGAATCTTATGTACCTCAAACAGATAATTGGAGAAAAGATAAATTGGGTGAGGATTATATGTTCAATACTAAAGTCCCATTTGCATCTGTTCCAGATCGTGGTTTATATTTACTTCAATCCCACGGTATTAAATATACTTTCAACGAAATGATATCTATTCAGACTCATGATGGTTTATATGATGAAGCAAATAAAAAATATTTAATGAACTATATGCCTGAGCAGAAACCTCGCACATCTCTCCCATTTATCATCCATCAGGCTGATTTGATGGCTGCTAGAATTGAATTTGAAAGAGAATGGTTACCAAAATTTAAAGGGAATATAGAAGATAAAAAAAATAATTTTAAAATAGAAGTAAACAAAAAACCATCCTTAAATATTAATAAACAAAATAAGGCATTGGGTTCATTAAAAAATGAAGGTCTTAAAAATTTATTAGATAATCTATGATAATATTAAGTATTATATTGGGGGTTATTATTCTTATTATGGGATATATTATAAGAAATTTACTTTTAAAAAATGAAAAACAAGAAGATATTCTAACAGGATATATGGTTTATCTTAATAAAATATCTAAAATAATTGAAACTTCAGATAAAAAAATGAAGGAGATTGATGCTAAAGGAAGTTTTAAATCTGATGATGAAGTAGGATTTTTTTTCCAACAAATATATAACATTCAAACTATTTTAAATTCCTTCATTATTGATAATATCAAATAATAATGGAAAATATAATAAAAAAGAAAAAAAAAGGAATACAATACTTCACTAAAGATACTGAAGATGCTATAGTATTATATAATAATTCCACAGATCCAGAAGAAAGAAGTAATATATATAGAAAAAAAATTCATTATGGATTTTTTAAACTGACTGAAAATATTATCCACACTTTTAAATTTTACTATACAGAAGTAGATAATATTGAAGATTTACAACATGAAGTAATTACTTTTCTTCTTTCAAAAATCCATTTATATGATCAATCAAAAGGAACAAAAGCATATTCATATTTTGGTACTATTGCAAAACGTTATTTGATATTATCTAATCAAAAAAATTATAAAAAGCGTGTTGAAAATTTATCTATTAACATATTAGAAGATGATGAAGATTATTCATATAATATTGATAATGATAATATAAATGAACAATTATCCCACTATATAGATAAATTTACAGATTATTGTACTCAAAATATATTTGAATTATTTCCTAAAGAACATGATGCCCAAATAGCAGATGCTATTTTAGAATTATTTCGTAAAAGAGAACATTTAGATATTTTTAATAAAAAAGCACTTTATATTTACATCCGAGAACAAATTGATGTAAAAACTCCTAAAATCACAAAAATATCAAACCAACTTTATGATATTTTTAAAAAGAATTATGTTTTTTACTTAGAACACGGGTACACAAATTTTTAGTTTTAATATTTATAATAAACTAATTATGTATTTATGTCACAATTTGAAAATATAATATTTGGAAAAAAGAAATTTTCTGATATTTTAGAAGAAATTTATAATAACCAAAAGAAAAAAGACCAACAGGTTAATGCATTAATTTCTGAATTAAAACCTTTAATTTCTGATATTGGTGATGCTACTTTAGTTGTTCCTTTAATTAAGGAATATATGGAGATTAGTGTTAAAAATGATGATATATTAATTAAGATGGCAGCTCTAGCTCAACGTGCTATATCAACTATATCGAATGATGGTTCTCTTACTATTTCTGATGAAGAAAAAGACCAATTACTTTCAGCTATGAATGAATTAAAAGGAGGTAAATAATGTCTCAATATGGATTTTCAGCTCTAAATCAAAATCTTAATGCCAACAATAATAATAATTTTAATGTTAACACATCCCTGGAGGTTAACCAACTTATTCAATCCGTTAGAGTATTAAGTATTGTTTTAGATGAAACTCACCCTCGTTTTAAAGAATTAGGTGGTTGGAATGCTTTAGGAACAATTGAATATGAATCCGTATCTAATCCTTTACCTTCTCCCCTATTACCAACAGCCAAACCCTTAGATGGTAATAATAAAAATCTTCCACTAATAAATGAAATAGTTTATATTATTGCCCTTCCATCTACAAACATCAATACTATAACTTCAAATACAATAAATTATTATTTAAATCCTGTTTCTTTATGGAATCATCCCCACCATAATGCTTATCCAACAACTCCCAACGCTTTACCTCCAACACAACAAAAAGATTATATTCAAACAGAAACAGGTAATGTTAGAAGAGTAACGGACCAATCCACTGAAATATTTTTAGGTAAAACATTTAAAGAACGTTCTAATATTCACCCTCTTTTACCATTTGAAGGTGATATCATTTACGAAGGTAGATGGGGAAATAGTATAAGAATTGGCTCAACAGTAAAAAACACTATAAATACTTGGTCAACTACAGGAGAAAATGGAGATCCTATTACAATAATCAGAAATGGTCAAGGAAATCAAACCGAAGAAGGATGGATCCCAACTATAGAGGATATTAATAATGATGATTCTTCTATTTATTTTACAAGTACTCAAAAAATACCTTTAAAAGCATCATCAATTAATTATTTTAGTTATAATAAAAATCCCCCACAATCCCCTGATCAATATGCTGGAAAGCAAATTATTCTAAACTCAGGTCGTTTGGTATTTAATTCATCAATAGATCATATTTTATTTAGTTCTAAAAAATCTATTAATTTAAATGCTATTGAAGGAGTTAATATAGATACTCCAACAGTAAATATACAATCAAAAAACATATATTTAGGTTCTAAAAATGCAACAGAACCTCTATTGTTAGGTAATCAAACCATAAATTTACTAAATCAATTAATTTCAAATTTAGAAGGATTTGCTCAAATTTGTAGTACATTAGTTTCAACCCCTCCAGGAACCCCAATAGCTCCATTAAACGTAGCTGCTACCCAATTACAAGGTTCACTAAACGCTTTACAAGCTAATTTAAATAACCTAAAATCTAAATATAATTACACAGTATAATGGCTACTCCAATTGAATTAGATCAAATTAGATTAGAAGAATTAGCTAAAGCTGAAAGACAATTATCTCAAGCAAATCAGAAAACTGTAGATGATACTTTAATACAAGATGCTACCCCTGATGATCAAAAACCAAAAGGAACAGCAAAATTACCTTTTATAATATTTACTTTAGGAACCCAAATCCCTCAAATAATCCAACCTTCTTTACAAAATTTAATCCAAAAATACATACCAGATAATAATGTATGTCCTAATGACATTGATTTAAAAGAATTAATAAATCAAAGAAATAATATTGTTCAATCTCTTAATAATATTGGAATAAGAATAAATCAATTAGGTACTTCTATTTCCGGAATATCAACATTTTTAGATACAACCTTAAAACTAATAACTACCACAGAGGCTATTGCAACAACAGTCTCATTAGCAGCAAAATTCATTCCCGCAATTCCTGGTGCCATCCCAGCAGCTTTAAATGATTTACAAACTTTAATTAGAAAAATAACTTTTGATAAATCAGGTAATTCTAGATTATCTAAAACTCAGGGTATAATTAGTAGTTCTGCTTTAGTTATATCTATTATAGGAACGTATATTTTAAAAGCAAAATCAACCCTCGATATAATCGATATTTATATTAAAACATGTAATAAATACGCTAATTTAGAACTTACTTCTAAAATTATAAATGATATAGCAGATACTCAATTTCAAGCTTCCCAAACCCAAAATCAAATCACATATAATGGTTTTGTTATAGAAATAGAAGAAATTCCTTATACCCCAACAGTAACACGTAGAAGAGCTGTTGGGAAAAACCAATCAGGGATTATACTAATTCAAACAGAATTATCTTTTACTACTAATTCAAAAACTTTAATCAATGAACTCAAATTAATAATTGATAGAGATAATTTAAAAGCTTATTAATTTTAATATTTATAAATAATGAAAACCACAGAACTTAAAACTTTAATAAAAGAAGCTGTAAAAGAAGCTATTCAAGAGGAATTAAAAGAAATCCTTTTGGAAGCAGTTCGTGCCCCTAAAACGGTTGTGCAAGAATCTTTAAGAGATACTTATGCTCAACCTCATATTGAAAAACCTAAACAATTAACCGCTGCTGAAAGACAAGCAATGTTTGGAGGTATTTTAGGAGAAATGCAAATGGGTGGTATTGCAACTTCTCAATACGCTGGAAATATAAACCCAACCCCAGTAGATACAATTAACGGAGCTTTACCTGAAGGGAATGTTAGTTTAGATCAAATAATGGCTTTAATGAATAAATAGTGAGTTTCGGAGCAAAAAGAATATTCCCTATAGATACTAAACCTGGAACAGGTGTTGGTGTGGCTATTCCTTTTAATGCTCCTGGTGTTTTTAGAACAACTTATACTACAAAAGAAGCTACTAAATCTAATTTAATTAATTTCTTTTTAACTAATAAGAATGAAAGATATTTAAATCCAACATTTGGAGGAAACTTACGAGCATTTATTTTTCAACAAATAACCACAGGAAATTTAGATTCACTTAAAGAAGATATTCAATATCAATTAAGTTTATATTTCCCTCAAGTAATTATAGATTCTTTAGAAGTAACATCCTCAGAAGATTATAATCAAGTTAATATTATATTGAAATATAATATAAAAGATACAGGTTTAAATGATGTAGTAGAAATAGCATTTACATAATGGCAACTAAAAGAAAAAATATTCAATATATTAATAGAGATTTTAGTGAAATAAGAGCTAGTCTTGTTGATTACGCTAAAACTTATTTCCCTACAACTTACAATGATTTTACTCCATCATCCCCTGGTATGATGTTTATGGAGATGGCTGCTTATGTAGGTGATGTTTTATCATTTTATCTTGATAATCAAATCCAAGAAACATATTTACAATATGCTCGTCAAACAAATAATTTATATGAATTAGCATATATGTTTGGTTATAAACCAAATGTAACTCAAGTTGCTACTACATATATTGATTTTTACCAACAAGTACCAGCTAAACTATCAGGTTCAACTTACATTCCAGATTTTGATTATACTTTACTCATTGATCAAAATGCTCAAATACAATCCTCTACTACAGCAAATATAACGTTTTTAATAGAAGACCCCGTTGACTTTTCAGTTTCAAGTTCAGGTGATCCTACAGAAATATCAATTTATAGTATAGATGGAAGTAATAATCCAACATATTATCTTTTAAAAAAAACACGTAAAGCTATTTCTTCAACAATCAACACTACTACATTTACTTTTGGAGCTCCTCAACAATTTTCAACAGTTGAAATTAATACTCCCCAAATTGTAGGAATTTTAGATATATTTGATACTGATAGTAATGAATGGTATGAAGTAGATTATTTAGCTCAAGAATGTGTTTATAAATCAATAAAAAATACAAACCCAAACTCCCCAAACCTTTCTCAATATAAAGGTGATACACCCTATCTTCTTCAATTAGAACAAGTTCAAAGAAGATTTATTACTAGATTTATAAATTCAGGGTCTTTACAAATACAATTTGGGGCAGGTACAGCAAATGATACTGATGAAACCATTATTCCCAATCCCAACAATGTTGGTTTAGGTTTACCTTTTGAAAAGTCTAAATTAACAACAGCATATTCTCCTTCAAATTTTATTTTTACAAAAACTTATGGTATTGCACCTTCACAAACAACATTAACAGTAAGATATTTAACCGGTGGGGGGGTAATATCAAATGTTCCCTCAAATGATTTAAATAATCTTATAGCTAATATTTCATTTTTAAATTCAAATTTAAACTCTATAACAGCACAAACTATATTTAATTCATTAGCTGTTACAAATCCCGAAGCAGCTGATGGAGGTGGAGATGGAGATACGATTGAAGAAATTAGACAAAATGCTTCTGCAAATTTTGCAACTCAATTACGTAACGTAACACAAGATGATTATTTAGTAAGAACACTTTCAATGCCTGCTAAGTATGGAGTTATATCAAAAGCATATATTGAACCAACCAAAGCAATAACATTATCCGCTGGTGAATCTAATTCCGTATTAGATTTATATATATTGTCTTATAACGTAAACAATCAGTTAAACACAGCATCCACCGCTTTAAAACAAAATTTAACTACATACTTGTCTCAATACAGAATGATTAATGATGCTATTTCTATTAAAGATGCTTTTATTATTAATATTGGTGTAAATTTTGATATTATTGTATTACCTGAATTTAATAGTAATCAAGTGTTATTTGATTGTATTACAGCATTAAAAGATTATTTTGCTATTGATAAATGGCAAATCAATCAACCAATTATATTAAAAGATATTTATATTCTTTTAGATAAAATAACAGGAGTTCAAACAGTAAAAAATATTGAATTTTCAAATTTAGTAGGAACAAACATAGGATATTCACCATATGCATATGATATAAACGCAGCAACAATAGGAAATGTAGTTTATCCATCACTTGATCCTTCTATATTTGAAGTAAAATATCCAAATCAAGATATTTCTGGGAGGGTCTGTAGCATTTAGTTTTTTTATATATTTATGATAAAATGATAGGTGTATATAAAATAACAAGTCCAACAGGTAAAATTTATATTGGTCAAAGTGTAGATATTAAAAAACGTTGGAAAGATAATTATAAAACATTAAATTGTAAAGGTCAAACTCGTTTATATAATTCACTTAAAAAATATGGTCCTGAAAATCATAAATTTGAAATAATTGAGGAATGTGAAGTAGAAAATTTAATACAACGTGAAACCTATTGGAAATTATTTTATAAAGTATTAGAAATCCCAAGTTTGTGTTGTAAAATTGATGGAAACGGTGGTAATTTAAGTCAAGAAACTAAGGATAAAATTAGTGAAGGAATGTTAAAAGCTAATATTAAAAGAAGTAAAATTACTAAAAATAATATTTCTAAAAATAAAAAAAGAAAAATATATCAATTTGATTTAAATGGAAAATTAATTACAATTTGGTCTAGTTTGAAAGATGCTGAAAAACAACATAAAGGAAATATAAATAGACATCTTATGGGGTTGACTAAACAAGCTGGAGGATATATATGGTTAAGAGAAAAAGAATTATATAAGTTAGAAGATAAAATTAATCAAATTAAAAATTATGTTAATCCTTTAACTAATGTAAAATTTAATAAACAAAGAAAAGAGAATTTAAGTAAATCTTTAATAGGCAAAAAATCCAAAAGCAAAATTGATGAATTAAATTTAGAAACAATTAAAGAACAATATAAAACTTATTCTACAAATCAACTAGCTAAATTAAATAAAATATCCATCCCCACAATATTAAATTATTTAAAAATTAATGGGATATATGAGTTTAGAAAAAATTATATGAAATAATAAAATGGCAGTATATAAAATATTTCCTGAAAAAGATGCAACAATCTATTCTTTATTCCCTAATATGAATACAGGATTAGATGAAATTATAGAAGCAACAGAAACATCTTTTGCATATTCCGATCCTAATCCTCAAACCAGCCGTTTTTTAATAAAATTTTCAAATACAGATATAACTGAAGTTATTGATTTAATACCTCAAAATATATTTGATAGTGGTTCTTGGAAAGCTGATTTACAATGTTTTATTGCTACTTCCACTGGTTTACAATCAAATACTACAATTGATTGTTTTCCTGTTTATGGAGAATGGAATATGGGTACAGGTAGGTATTTAGATAGTCCTATTAATACAAATGGTACAAGTTGGGTATGGAGAACATATTCTGGTTCTGTTGGAGGTAAATGGATAACAACAGGTTTTCCATCTAATGTAACTGCATCTTATAATACATTATATGCATTAGCTGGGGGTGGAAATTGGTATTACACCAGCTCAATCCCCTCACAAAACCCATTTAGTTCTTCTGTAACTTTTGGATATTGGGATAGTAAAGATTTAAATTTAAATGTTAGTAATATTGTAAAATCTTGGGTTACTGGATCTATACCAAACGAAGGATTTATTTTAAAACAATCTATTGAATTTATATATGATCAAGAAGTTCAACCTGAATTAAAATATTTTTCAAGAGATACTCATACAATTTATCCTCCATCTTTACAATTTAGTTGGAGAGATTACACATTTAATACAGGATCTTCCACACAGACAATATTGAATACCTTACCAGCAGTTGTTACTCTAGCTCAAAATCCAGGAACTTTTTATCCACAAAGTTTTAATAAATTTAGGATTAATATTCGTCCTGAATATCCTATTCAATTATGGACTACTGGTTCTGTTTATACTAATAATTATTATTTACCAACATCATCATATTGGGCTATCAAAGACTTAGATACTAATGAAATGGTAATTGATTTTGATAATTCATTTACCCAAATTAGTGCGGATGCTACTTCAAGTTATTTTGATTTGTGGATGAATGGTTTAGAACCTGAAAGATATTATTCTATATTAATTAAATCTGAAATAGGAGGAACAACTCAAGTATTTGATGATCAGTATTATTTTAAGATAATTAATGGATAATGGCTGAACAAATATTTTTAAATAAAACAACATACAGTAAAAATCAATATGAAAGAGTTATTGATACTTCTTTTACTCAATTAGTTGAACCTACCCCTATATCCCCTTTATCTATACCTTCCATCTCAGTAGCAGAATTTTTTGATAACTATCAAGAAATATTCTATCAGATTCCTAAATTTGGAGATATAAATTCCCATGAATATCTTATTAAGACCTCACAATCTTATATAGGAAGTAATCAAGCTGATGATGATACTATACAAGCTTTAATTGATGAAGTTACCCAACTAAGACAAGAAAATATTGATTTACAACAACAATTAATTGATAGTCAAACCCCTGGAAATACCATATAATGTCTGAAATAGTTAATATAAATCCAATAGATCCAAATACATTTGAATTACAGGAATATTCTGTAGATGATATTTCCCTTATTACTAATATTGAGGTTCAAACCTCTTTTAATCCTTCTATAGATAAAATAGAATATTTTATATATGATTTAAATCAAAATATTATATATAGTGATGTCAATGGATATAGAGGTTATAAATTAATTGATAATAATTTAATTCTAGATCCTGAAGCTGATTTAAAAAATTTAGGATTTGACGAGGGTCAATATAATACTTTATATAATTTTGTAAGTCCTAAATTAGCTTCAAGTCCATCATTTCCTTATTTTATATCTCAAATAAGCTCTGATAGAACCGAAGTAAGATTAGATACAACTTCAATACCTAATGAATTAGTTATTTCTTCTTCTTTAGAATTAACATCAAATATACAAACTTCTACAGGAAGTTATTATGATTTTTATTTAGATTTTGGTGATAATCAACTTGCAATTGCTAATAATATTTTATTAGATACTTCAAGTATTGATAACCCAACAGTATTAATTAAATTATATGAACCTCTTCCGCTCCAATTCGATATTAATTCTCAAGTTTGGGTTGTTACTCAAATTGCTAATTCTGTAGCATACAATATTAATATTACTCAAATATTTGATTTAGTTGATGAAACTATTAAATTAAAGGGACCTAATTTAAATATTAGTATTAAGGATCAAATTAATAATTCAACAGATTATAATAATTTATCCCAATTAGATTCAACTAACCAATCCCAAGGTTCAGGAAGTTTACAATATCAATTAAACAGTAGACTTGCTCAAACAGGTATTGAAATTAATA